TGAAAGTATCAGCATTAGTGCCAGCTTCAGCAGTATCGTTATCCGTGAAGTCTGTGCTTTCAGCTACCATTCCATTTGCAAAAGCACAATCGTCAATCACCTGTATGGCAACTACTACTCGGCTAGCTTGAGGTGTATATGTACTTGTATCTGAAAGATAGGCAGAGCCAGATTGACCCAGACTCATGTTTTGGGCTTCTTGAACGCTAAAAGTATGAGAATTTCTATATTTTTTTGCCATTTTTCTTCCTCTCTAAGGTTGTTTAGGCATTACCGTGAACGAGTCATTATAATCACAGGGGCGATAAATACCGCCCCTGCAATATAATCAAACCTCTCGATTTGAGTCAATCTTTATATGGGGCTATTACCTCCCCAATTTCAGATTTTTAGATCTTATGCATTCACCGCTGTTGTTGCGAAGTGACTTGATAATGTTGCATCATCTACATCGGCGTGTAACCAGCCTCTGTAAAGAATGACGTTTGCTACGCCAGGATACCAGAATTCCAGAACAGTGCCTGGATGTCCACCAGCCTTAGCTGCAAGATTAACATCAAGTTCTACTCGAAGGTTAGAAGTGCCTGAAGCACTTGAAACCATAGCAGCATCCGTTGGGGCGTTGCCTTCGGCAGCCGCTCCAATCGTTGATGCTCCACCAACGATTACACTTGTTACAAAACCAACATATGTAGCTGCTGCGGGAGCCAGCGCATAGATGACTTTAATGTGTAACCCTTTGTTCGATGTCGTCGCTTCTGGCAACCGTATGTATTTAGCACTTGCCATTGCAACATTCACAAGAATAGTCTTATCTCCACCACGCCAAGATTCCTGACTGTAATCATAATTGTCAGATGAAGTGATGTAAATAGTCTCATCCCCGTATGCATTTTGAAACATCTGTGAACTTTTAGCCATTATTTACCCCTATGCATCAAACGTCGATAAAATCAACGAACTTTGATTTACACAGGATAATGCGTCTGCATCGGCAGCGGCTGATTGGTTCTTATAGAACGCATCATCGCTTGATTCTAACGCATCGTCTTCGGCAAAAAAGTCTGCACGGTTATAGCCGTTGATCACCGCACCACCAAGTTCGATGGTGTTGGCGTGATCGTCCACTTCTGAAGTGAAGTGAAGATCGTCAGCGACGGCTTTACCCATTGCGCCTTTTCCGAAAACAATAGCACTACGTGTTCTGGTAGTCCCAGATGCAAGCGTAACGGCAGAATCATCAAACCGTTTCGCAACCGTAGCACCGAAAAAGTATCCAGCTTCGTCCCACTCACGGATTCCGACTATATCTTCATAGATAGCGAAACCAGCATAGTATCCAGCCATTCCAGTGAGTTGAGGCATTTTAGAACCGCCTGAACCCATATAGCCAAATCGCTGTGCCTGTTCATAATCAGAATCAGTTTGCAGAGAAGCAAGCTGTGAAGGATGCATAACAATGCACCAGAACCTGTAACCATCAGCAGTTTCCATCTGAGGAATCTTCAGGGACATACATTTTACACGCAGTTCCCGTAGGATGTCAGCAGACATAGCTGTATCACAAGTACCAAGACCACCATCCGTATTGCCAATAGCACCATCAAGGTTTGCATTGGTCTTCGTGTATTTTTCCGTACCGACGGCTGTTAATACAGCACCGTCGTTGATGTACCAGTTCGGGTGATATCTGCGAACAAGACCTAGACCGTCTGATGTAGTACCAGTGGAAAGGTTAGGCGACACGCCTTCATAGAAGGCTTGAAATACCGCCTGGTTTTCCCATTTGGTAAACCAACGGGCTAATTGTGGTCTTGCTTCATCCATCAGCTTGAATACCTTCTGGCGTTGTTCCGACATTGATCCAGATTTCTTCATAACGGCTTTTCTGAACTGATTGCAGTATGCACGCAACCACTTCATGGCTTGGTCTTCACCAGTGCCTTTCAAAGTGGTATCACCGTACACAGGTGCGCCAGACAGATCGCTCAAGAACGGGATCAACATATTGTCCCGACCCTGTGCGACATAGTCGTTTAAGATCTCGATGGGATTTCCAGAGGGTCGATAAACAGCATTACCGTTATCGTCCTGGGAAATATCAACATTGCCAGAAAACTGCGCCCAAAAGGTATTGAACCAGCTTTCTTTGCGAAGCAGAGCATTAAGTATTTCAACATTTGCAATCCAAGTTTGACTTGTTTCCATACTATTTTACTCCTGTTTAGTGTTATTTATTTAACTGTCCGTAAAGCCTCTGGAGTTCATCTACTGAAAGGTTTTCGAGAGTGTTGCGGATTTCTTTTGTAGAGAGGTCAGCGATCCTCGTCATTTTAGCATTCTTGCCAGTACCACGTACATCGACCTTTTCAGTCTGCTTGGCTGAAGCATTCTGAATGTCGTTCCTGGCTTTACGCTCACCCGACATTTGGTAATATTTAGTTACCTGTTCCACATCAAACCTATCAATCAAGGCTTTGTGGTACGATCTCTCGGTTAACAGCCCATTTTCAGCATAACCCCTAGCTTCTTTACTTACAGCATTAAAATCATCTTCCCCGATTTCGATACCATCGTCTTTAAAGCGTTGTTTCATTGTAGAAACAAACGCTTCATTATCACGGTTATCGAATCGTGCCTGAATATGCTCTTGAGTTCGTTTATTGATCAGATCATTTTCCATTTCCATTATGACCCCTTTCTGTTCATCGACAGCTTCAAGGTCATAAGGATCGATCTCATCCAGCTTTGTCTTTTCAGTCAACAAAGCATCCGAAATATCATTAGCTGTCAGGCGTTCAAGTAATTCTGCTTCTGACAAATCTTCATCATTTGCCGTTAGCTTGCGGAGATCACCAATCTCGCTGGATTGATCCCCGATCATTTTCTGGGAGTCCTCCAACGATTTAATCAGTTCATCTCTCGTCTTACCCTCAAACGAAGACGTTTCACTTCCATCGGTGCTGTGATCATCGGAATCTGTTAGTCTCTGACTCGGTTGTCCCTTATCGGGTTCGACATCAGATTCCACATCGTCGGATTCGCTGCGAAGATACAGATCACCATCTTTTTCTAAAATATTTAAATTTGATTCATTCTTTTTTTCTGGTTCAGCAGTTGGCTCAAACTTCTGTTCCAGCTCTTGTAACTCTTCTTGAAGCGCAGGATCTGCCTGGACTTCTGGTGCTTTATTATCTGCCATTTTCTCTCCTCTTGTTTATTATGTTATTTCTTTTGGCTTGATATACATTCCGCAATGCATTTGTTTTTGTATATAGAATTTTATTTTCCTTTTTTTTAGGTATAGTGGTCGGGATAATAGGAATGTCTGCTATGCTATCAAACATATTTTCTGTGGGAGGGGTTAGATTTTTTAGTTTTTGTCGGCGTTCCACCGTCGGCGATAAGACCAAAATATGCTTTCTGTTTCTTGGTCAGCGGTTTGCCGTTTACCATACCGTCTTTTAAAATCTTCTTTGCCTTTTCTGCTGTTAGTCCAGCCATTAATCTTTTGGTTTTTCTTTCTTGTATTTTTTTCTAGGGTTTAACATCACTTTTTCATATAATTTTTTCTTTGTTTCATATAATTTTTTCTTTGGCTGCTTAACAATAACTTGTTGTGACACTCTAAGCATTCCATGCGGCATTTTCTCACTTTCCGTCTTTTCTTTTTTCTTTTTCTTTTTCTTTTTATCTGCGTATTTTTCTTTTAAACCAGCCATTATTTCTTTCCTGCTTTGTTTGCATCAAGGCGCAACTTTTCCTCGTCAGTAACCATGCCCCGCTCTATCTTGACGTTATCCAGCACCTTTTTGGTGTTTTCCAGTTCATTCTGTTGTTGTGCAGCCTCGCTCTGCATTTGCATGGTCTGGTCTATATATTCAACAAATTTTTCTGATCCTGGTATAGGCGAGCTTTCCACTATTGTCCTGATGTCCACCAGTGACGGGTTGATCTGTCCGATCAAATTAGACAGTGCCAGCATCTTATTAAAGTTTTCTTCTTTCTGGGTGATATTGCTTTCGCCCTCATCCAGTTCCACATAGATGGATGGGTTGCGTACATCGTTGAGCATCTTGCTGCCGACACTTAAATTAATTATCATCTCGTTAAACACATCGCCTTCCTTGACCCTGATGACCCTGTCTGTTTCGGCATAGACAAAAGCGAAGTTATCAACAAAGTCTTTAGCCATAACTTTCCGCAGTCTGCTCAAGTTCCTGAAATAGGGGTTAATGGCTGCTGCTGCCCGTTGCACTTTCTGCTCAAACAGCACGCCAGACTCTCCAGACCTTGCTGTTTCGCCTTTCATTGCCTCTGATATGAGCGATACACGCTGGGCAAAATGAACGCTGTTCTCCGCATTCATCAAAATATCTGGAGGCAGTGTGCTGGGAGACAGCCTTTGCGGAACGATAGCGGGATTGTTCAGCTCATAGACCATGTTCGGCTGGTTGCCTTTTTCCTTGAGTGCCTTGATGGTCTCTTTCTCTCGCTTGTCGATAAATATGCCGCCTGAAAGGATCTGAGTAACATAGTCCCTGATCTGCGACTTGGCTTTATTTACATCATCCTGGATGTCCAGCAGGTGATCGACGAGAGATGTCTGTTCGTTGACCTGGACATTGTAGTTATAGCTCCAGATTGGAAAGACATCAAAGTTTGCTGTGGGCTGTTCAACGACTTCATCCTGCACGATAAGGTTCTTGAAATAGGGAACAATTGTAGTCACGTGCATCTGGTCTTTATTGAACTCATTGACCATCATCAGGCTCGGGTTTTCTTTTCTGAGCCTGTTATAGTCTTTGCGGGTCATGATCATATAGTCCACACCGTCAAAGACATTGACCATTTTGGTCGTTATCCGCTCCTGCATTTCAAGTATGCGGTAGCGGTCATTGACCTTATCGTAGTTTTCCAGGTTAGAGGAATAGACCTTGTCCGTCATTCTGCGGATAGTCTGCGACAGCGTATACCACCAGTCGCTTGATCTTTCTGTTTTCAGGTCATAGGGATCGAAAGAATATTTTTCTGACAGCACATCCAGCGGTTCCCAGCCTTCCTTGATGATCCAGCGGCAGTGTTGCAGCTCATAGTCATTTGCCCTGGTCTCTGGGTCTATATAAACACGGAAGTTATTGACCACCTCGTATTTAAAATCAAGATAGCCTTCTTCGTTGATCTCCCATGATCTTTGTATCCACCCGCCAAGTTTGGTTGTCAGAGCATCTATAAAGGCGATCTGCAATTTATCCTCGATGTCCTGCTCGTCCACCAGTGCTTTCCAGCGGGACTGGAGTATCTCTGCTGTCTTCACAGACTCGATGGTATTGGGCTTGAAGTTTGCGATCTTACGATTGAGCTGCTCATTCCCGACGAGAGTAGAGATAATCGGGGTAATAATATTATATTTCAGTAATGGTTTTTTATATTTTGTGGCATTGGTCACCTCGGTGGAGGTAAACGTATCGCCATTAAGGTATCTTACCGCTTTTTCAGATTCTTCCCTGGCTTTATCAAAGGAGTCACGGCTGAATTTCCAGCATTTTAATACTTTATCAGCCTGTTTTGACAGGACTCCAGCGGCATACTGTGCGCCAGTGGGCGTATTTTTAGTGTATAATCGTTCAGCCATCAGGCTGTTTTCCAGCTATGTGTGCCTTCAGAAAATTTATTCTTGATGCGATATCGCCATCCCTTTTTACGTTTTTCAGAAACAGCCAGACCTGGAAGAACTTTAATAGATCCGTACCTCAAAGCATCATAATGATGGTCATCGGCTTTAGTATCTATATCTTCAGGGTCGTTTTGCGCCGATGGTAAATTAGGAAAAGTTTCAATACATTGTATACAATTTTCTGTAAACCTGATTCTAGGCTCGCCTTCATCGGGTACTTCCAGCCCTTCATAGACTATTTTTGCGCCTGCTTTGCGGTCATTGTTTGCCCTTGATAAATAGATTCCATCGTCGGCATAGAAGTTAGCGGGCGAATAGAGCATACCTTCTTTTTCCGAATGTTTAGTCCAGTATGCAGGATCGGCAATATCATCCAGAAAGTCACTTGCTTTCAGCTTATATTTCTTAAATGAATACTCATTGACCAGCTTTGCCTGTTTTGAGGCAGACATTCCTGTTTCCGTAATCTCATCGAATATAATCATGTTCTGATCACGATCCACAGCGGCAAACAAACACACAAACGGTGCTTTGGTTCCATAGTCATA